TTCCCCTGAGACGGGTGATGCAGACCTTACGGAAGACAACAAACTATCATCTGTCGTGTTCGCTACAGGGTCTGTAGACTTCACAGCTGCTTACATGTACGAGGACGAGACATTCTCTACTGGTACCCTAGAGACAGCTAACCCTGTTAACGGAACCTCAGCGTTCGATCAGGACCAGACCTTCGAGCCTAGTGCGCTTGAGACTGGTAACGTATCTGTCCCCGCTAACAGTATGTCAGAAGAAGAGACACTGGCAGGTAGGGAAGTAACTACTGATACACCAGAGACACCAAGTGCTGACTTTGTAGAAGACAACAAGTTTTCATCAGAGGTATTTGTCACGGGGCCAGTAGAGCTTCCCAACAATACTATGTTCGAGGAAGAGAGTTTCTACGCTAGTGAACTTGCTACAGCAGCACCAGTCCTAGACACACTTACAATGTCTGAGGAAGAAACCTTATCTACCAGTAACTTAGAGACTGGAGTTAAAGTAGTAGATACTGCTGACATCACTGAGGACAACAAACTTGGTGGCGACAACATAATTACCCTCGCACCAGTAGTGGACAAAGCCATCAAGTATGGTGACCACTTGTTCTACATGGAAGAGTTGGTCGGTCAGTCAATAGTATTGGGCGCACCTTTTTGGAACCCTGATTTTGCCCGTGTGGTAAACGTGGACAACAGACGTATCGGCACTCGGACTGGTGTTGCAAACAAGAACTCTGTTCAATTCAACAGTAACAATAATGCTAAGGTAGGCTAATGGCTTTTAGGATCAAAACAAACGACACTGGGCCTGTGCTGTCCGTAACCCTAACAGATGCCAATGGTAACCCTGTTGGACTTGCGGGTGCATCCGCCCGTTTCCACATGAAGGCTTTTGGCGCAACCTCGCTTAAGATCGACGCCCCTGCTACCGTAGACGAAAACCTCCCCGAAGGTACAGTTAGGTACGACTGGGTAGCTGGTGACACAGACACAGCTGGTACATACTACGGTGAGATCGAAGTCACCTACGGGGATGCGACAGTAGAGACCTTCCCTAACAACGGTTACTTCACAATCATCATCAAGGAGGACTTAGACTGATGGGTACTAAGAACTTAACAGGTCAGATATTAAAGACTGACGAAGAACAACGCATGGTCTATGGCTGGGCCTCAGTAGTAACCGAAAAGGGTGAACCTGTAGTAGACCGCCAAGGCGATGTAATTACACCAGACACGTTAGTACGTGCCGTAAATAAGTTTATGGAGCATGTCCGTGTTGGTAAAGAAATGCACAAGGGCGAACAGATTGGGGCGGTTATCCACTCCATGCCTATCACCAAAGAGATCGGTGAGTCCCTTGGCATACAGAGTGACCGTGAGGGTTGGATTGTCGCGTTTAAGGTATATAACGATGACGTTTGGGCCAAGGTCAAGTCTGGTGAACTAGCTGCCTTCAGCATTGGCGGCAGAGCAATGAAGGAAGAGTTTAATGGCTAACCTTTTAATGGGTCTTGAATTAGATGAGCTATCTTTAGTTGATCGCCCAGCCAATGCACAAGCAATGGTTTCACTATTCAAGCGAGACAACTCCAACGGAGATACAATGGAAAACGAAGTAGAGACAACAGAAAAGATGTCCGACGATATGATGGCTAAACTAAAGCCTTATATGGACAAGGGTATGTCAGAAGAAGACGCTGAGAAAGCGTACAACTTTGACATGAAGAAAGCAGACGATGTTGAAGCTGTAGAAGAGATTAACCCTCTTGCAGAAGAAGTTGAGCGCCTCAAGTCTGAGAACGAGCAGCTACGCAAGGGTTTGATCGAAGAAGGTTACATCATCAGTGCTGACGCCATCGAAAAGAAAGCTCCAGAAGAGTTTGTCGAGTATGACGGCGAAAGCATTAACAAGGCTGACATCCCCGCACCAATCCTCAAGGCTTTAGAAGCTGCTGAGTTGGCTAAAGCGGATGTTGAGTTGACTGAGAAAGCTAACGCAGTATTGCCTAACTTCGATGTCGCTACGGCTAAAGAATTAGTTAAGTCTTTCGAGACTAACGAAGAGGTCATGGGTGTATTGAAAGCCGCTGATAAAGCGTTCGGCACATCAATGGAAGAAGTAGGCAAGGCAGACGTAGACGGGGAATTTACCTCAGCTTCCGACAAACTTGATGCGCTAGTAAAGTCCTATATGGACGACAATGAAATGAAGAAGAGCGATTACGCTAAGGCATATACTGCTGTAGCACGTACAGAAACTGGTAAAGCTCTAATCACTAAATCCTATAAAGGGGAATAACAATGGCTGTTATGCAATCACGCGACAACCGCACTCTAGTTGCAGGTGAAGACCTGTCAGCTGCTCAATTTAAATTCGTAACACTAGAAGCAGACGGTCAAGCTGATCTTGCTGACTCTGCTGGTGAGACTTGCTACGGCGTTCTCTTGAACCAACCTATCGCTGGTAAAGCTGCAACAGTATGCGTAGCTGGTAAAGTATTGGTCGAAGCTGGCGGTACAATCGCAGCTGGTGACAACGTAGCATGTGCCGCAGACGGTACAGCTGTAGAAGCAACAACTGGCAACATCATTATGGGCCAAGCCTATGAAGCTGGTGTTGACGGTCAAATCATCGCTATCGAACTAATCCAAGGTGGCAACGCAGCAGCGTAAGCCCCTCTAAGGTAAGGAACTAAACATTATGCCTATGCTAACACCATCAAGCGTCCATCTGGACCAACCGCTAACAAACCTGACTTTGGCTTTTGTGCAAGACAACGCAAACTTCATCGCAGACAAAGTATTCCCAGTAGTCGGCGTTGAGCGCCAGTCTGACAAATACTACATCTATGACCGCGACAACATGAACCGTACTGGCGATGTTAAAGCACTTGCACCACGTACAGAAGTTAACCGTATCGGCATGTCCGTATCGAACTCTTCTTACTACGCAGATGTGTTCGGTCTTGGTATGGACTTCGACGAGCAGACTTTGGCAAACGAAGACGCAGCATTGGACATCCGTTCAGCTGGTGCGCAGACTTTGGCAACACGTTTGTTGATCCACCGTGAAGAAGCGTTCGCTGACACATTCTTCGGCGCTGGCGTCTGGGGTACAGACAACACACCATCAAACTTGTGGTCTGACTACACGAACTCAACACCAATCATCGACGTAACAAACGCACGTCGCACCATGCAGCTTAAGTCTGGCGGTTTCAAGCCAAACACAATGGTTGTCGGTAAAGAAGTTCGTGACATGTTGGTCAACCACCCAGCAATCCTAAGCCGCTTGATCGGTGGCTCAACTGTAGCAAACTCCGCTTTGGTTACAGACTCTAAGCTGGCTGAAATCTTCGAAGTAGAAAACTTCTTGGTTATGGAAGCAGTTAAGAACACCTCAGTAGAAGGCGTAGCAGAATCTAACGCTTTCATCGGTGGTAAGAACGCACTCTTGGTACACGGTCCAAAGAACGGTGGTCTAATGACCCCAGCAGCGGGCTTGACATTTGCTTGGAACAATGTTCCTAATGCAAACAACATGGGTATCTCAGTAGAATCATTCTCTGATGATGCACTTAAGCGTCAGCAAGTTGCAGAGCATATCCAAGTTAAAATGGCCTATGACATGAAAGTCACTGGCGCAGATTTGGGTTACTTCTTCTCAGCAGTAGTAGCTTAAACAACTTAGGTGGGGGCTTTCGTGGTCCCCACCACTTTCATTAAAGGAACCCCGACTATGAGCCTACAGTATGAAATACCCCTATTCGTTAAAGTCCAGTTCAGTGGCAGTGGTCGCGTCTGGAAACTACAAGAGCATTTCCCTTGGAAAGAGTTGTCCATCGACAAAGGTGTAGTACAACAGCTTTATCAGAATGATTACCTCTACCATAACGCCTCCCTTGAGGTTGAGACTAAGGTAGGGGACGGACTTGAAGCCCTTAACTCAGAGGCACTATTAGCCCTCGTTGCTAAGCTCAACGAACGAGTTAAAGCCAAGACCAAGACAAAGACAGACTTCGAACGACAGAAGTGTAAGAAGTCTAAAGTAGATGATAAGCAACGCGGGTTGATCCGTAGTTGGCGCAGATCATACGGACATATGGAGAATGATTGATGGCTTGGAGCTACGACGAGGGAAACCTAAATACAAGTAATGCACTCGGACGCTTAAACGCTGTCAGGTTGCTTATTGGTGATACCGATACAAACGACCAACAGGTGCAAGATGAGGAAGTATCCTTCGCCTTAGCTCAAGCTAACAACAACGTCTACAAGTCAGGTGCTTGGTTATGTCGTGTCATTGCAGCAAAGTATTCACGCAGTGTTGACAGTGAGATCAGTGGCGCTCTTAAAGAGAGTAGCTCACAGCTACAAGCTCACTACAACGAGTTAGCCAACACCCTTGATTACCAAGGACAGAAGACTGGCGGTCTAGGTGTTTCAGCTGGTGGCATTAAGGTAACTACAGTAGACGCAGTGCGACAGAACACTAACCGTGTTAAGCCTGAGTTTACTAAGGACCAATTCAAGATCGACAGCGCAGAATATAAATACGAGTAGGGATGGGTCACATGAGAGCGTACAACTTACTCAAACTAGTAGACCGCTATGGTCAAGACCTAACCCTTATTAAGTCCACTACAGGGGGGTATGATACCGCTACAGGGTCTGCTACTACCACCACTAAGAACTTTATCTTTACTGGTTACATGTACGATGTACAAGAGGGTGTCCTAACAAGTGACATTAGACGTGGTTCACGTAAGTGCGTTATACCGCCAACTAACCTCGGTACTGTACCTGATGATGGTGACCAAATCTCTGGTTCTGGTGGTGTCGTTGGTATTAAGAGTGTGGCCACTATGTACTCTGGTGCGACTGTCGTATGTTACATCTGCGAGGTGTCTGAATGATAGACATACAGGTTAACAAGAAACTGTTTGCCAAGCTGGATAAGATGGAAGAAACTCTTGACGACGAACTTGAGGACAAGCTCTTTGCCATAGCTAATGACGCAGTAAGGTTTACTCTGGGTTCTAACCGAAAGGGCAAGCCAGCTGTTAGAACAGGTGCCTACTTAGCTTCATTCTCTTTTGGTGTCGGTGCAGGTAGACCTCGTAGTAAGCACTCCCATCGGTATAGAGACTCAAACCCCGCTGCTACTGCATTAGCTGGACTTACAGCTGACATCAAAAGGGCTGATCTAAAGAACACAACTAGGATCACTCTTAGGAATGGTTCATCTTATGCGAACAATGTTGAGTACGGTTGGAGTGGTGGTACATCAGGCTACTACATCTTCGCCAAGCTAAGGAGGCTTCATGGCTAACATAACAAAAGAGATTAGGTCTATCCTAGAGACTCAGTTAGCTTACGTGGCTGATACCCCTGAGATAGCTTACCAGAACGTCCCTTACACCCCCACAACTGGCACTAGCTACATTGAAGTGTCTTATCTACCTACGTCACGTAGACCCTCTGTACGGGGCTTAAATCCACAACAGAGGTATGAGGGCGTACTTGCCGTCAACTGCTATGCTCCAGAAGGCAAAGGCCCAGCTGAGGCAGAGACTATTGCAGAGAACGTAATTGCTGCGTTTGAAGCTACTACATCCCTAACACTCAATAACGTAACTGTATCTATAGACTACGCTGAGGTAGAGCAAGGTTTCCTTGACACCCCTTGGTTCATGGTCCCCGTGATTATCGGTTGGTACGCATACAACTAATTCTAGGAGAATAACAATATGGCCTTTGCACAGGGTTCACGTTCCAGTCTGTCTTACATTGTCGAAAGCACTTTCGGTACGACACCAGCTGGTAACTTCCAAAACTTACCATTCACGTCTCACTCACTTAACATGACCAAAGATCGTGTTGAAGGTACAGACATTCAAGCTGACCGTATGTCCCGTGTGGACCGTCACGGTAACCGCACAGTAGCTGGTGACATTCAAGCTGACCTTCGCGACACAGACTTCGACGAATTGATCGAAGGTGCTATGATGTCAACTTGGGCTACTAACGTAATCAAGATCGGCACTAC